GCACGTTCTGTATTTGTGCTAATACCAGCCTTACGCATAGCATCAGCAAGTGATGTGCTGTTAGGCCAAACTTCTGCTATTCTTTTAGCGCGTTCAATACTTGTATGTGTTTTCATTACGAAGTTCTTTTGTAATGCTCATCTTCATAGCTAGTATTTTGACCTCGGCTACCAAACCACCAGCCAACAACCATTGCTGTCATGTTAACTAATGCCAAGTCAAACGGATTTGCTAGCATCTGGTCAAACGCCGTGCCAATTAATGCTACCTGGTCATTCAAGTTAGTTACATCTTGCGTTAGTTTATCTGTAATAGCGTAGTATTCGCTAGTACGTATGCTTGTCATTAAAACTAAATACCAAGTTATGCCTGGCCTGGTGATAGAGCGCATAAAGTTTGCAATATCGCCTAACATTGACTTACCCCATCTAATCTTACTCAGATTGTTTTCAGCATCTTGCGAGTTAGTAAACGCAGATATATTGCCAGCAATTTCTGTTAGTGCAATCTCTTGCTCAGTTTCTTCACGCCTTGCTTTCATTGACATTTCGGTCAGTGCTAACTCTTGCTCAAACTCCACGCGCATACGCTCTGTTTCATGTTTAAACATATTGCGCTCATGCTTACGCTGCAAGAACGCGCCAAAGATACCAACGCCTGTTGATAGAATAGGGGATAAAATATCAATCATCTGACCAAAACTCCAATGACTTATCACCGCCAAACCAATGTCGGCGGCGACCTGTATCTATGTGTAAAAAGGTCTGATAATAACCAAAGCCTGTAAAGCCAGCAGACTTACACATAAAATTTAATTCTTCTTTGTTGTGATTACGTAGGGATATATCTACAGCAAGTTTTCTATGCTGACTCATTGGCACACCACCAACAGCTAGGTTATGCCTAAAACATCTATGTGCAGAGTTTATGTGCAACGGCTTTTCTATCTTTGTGCGTACCCATTGAAGTTTGTCTAAAAACTCTGGGTCATGGTAGTATTGACCGCAATGATTGCATGATAGTTCTTTGGCACTAAAGTTAGGCCATCGGTCACTATCCCAATCGACTTTTATGTAATGTTTAGTTTTCATTCTTAATAATGAGTGCAGTGAGGTCTTTATGGTTTTGCCGCATTTCAACGCCCAGGCTTTCAATACTGCGCTCCACTCTTTTAACAGATTCACGTACATCATCTTTCCTTGCAAAGTTTTCATTCATGTCATCTTTTAAATCATCTATACGACTATGTGTTTTAGAGTTGTCATTACTTATCTTAGCTGAGACCTGTCTATCTCTGGCAATAACACCGCCAACAAACGTAACTAATAATGCACAAAAAGTTAATAATGTCTTAACATCTACGTTTGCTGTATTTTCCATGATGTTAACTTTCCAACGCCTCTAGTCGTGTTTCTAATGCTTCAATCTTAGCAATCGCGTCCTGTAGTGCAGATGTTAGCAATGGCACAATCTTACTTTGGTCGATGCCTTGGTAGTCTGGCACTTGCCTTGTTGCCATAACCTTTTCTGTTGTTTCTCGCCATAGTTGACCTTCCTCAAGTTCATCTGGCTCTACAACATCTGAGCTATATATTACTTCATCAATCGCAGGAGTTAGCTCTCGCTCTTGCGCCTCATAGGTAGCGTCAACGGCAGGTGTAACAAGTTGCTCTTGTTCTTCTGTTACTGCTTCAATAGCAGGGGTAAGTTCATTGCCATCTTCGTCATATGTAGCTTCTACGGCAGGACTTATCTCTACTGTTACTGTTTCATAAACGGCCTCAACAGCAGGTGTTAGCTCAACTTGTATTGTTTCATACGTTGCGTCAACGGCAGGAGTGTATATGTCACCTGTTGCCTCGCTCTCAACATACTCTTGGTCACGCATTGCATCCTTTTCTCCACTAATAGCTTCTGGTACTACCTCTTGTGCTTCATGTGCTAAGAAACCATCTACCCTAGTACCGTCTTCTTTCCACTCAAAGTTAACAGGCTTCAATGCTTTTACTCTGTCAATACTTCCTTGCATAGGTTGTATATCAGTCTTGAGCCTATAATCTGAGCTAGTTACATAACTTACTGAAAATGCACTAACATCTATTCTACCTATCTCACCATAAGGATTTTCAAATCCTATATGGGTCTGAGTAGTGTTAACATTGCCTACAGTTTGTAAAGCACGTGAAGACCCTACAACAGTAGATTCTATAAAGCCACTACCTGCTGCACTAGCACCACCAACGTTTAATGCATTACCTACGTCTAGATTAGCAGGAATATTTATACCTGTACCGCTTGTAATTAGATTAGTCGTTGCGCCATTCGCAGTTAATACTTTAACTTCACCTGTATTCGTTTGTAATCTTAAATCACCACTACCACCTGTGTATACAGACCTAGACGAGCTACCAAGATATATATTGCCTTCGACGTGGACTTTGTCTGCAGGTGACGTAGTACCCACGCCAAAATTACCATTACCTAACAGTGTTGTCCTAATAGTATTATTAGTAATAGTGTAGATTGGAATGTTATCGTATGCACCCCATTGATAATTAGTAGCATTACCTGAATCTAGTCTGTGGTAGAATGTACTGTTATCATAGCCATATATTGCTAACTTCTGTCCTGCTGTACCCGCAGACCATTGTAAAGTTCCGCTAGTACCTGTAGTTGTAGTTGCACCTGTTACATTTACACCACTACCTGTTACTGCCATACGTTGAGTGTTATCAGTAAAGAATGTTATATCATCGTTATTAGAGTTAACAATATTTAACTTACCATTACTACTACTACCGTAACCAATATAACCAAGTTGTGAACCTGTTGATGATTGGTATAGCACATATGGTGTGGATGTAGTTGCATTTCCATCAGTATCTTTCAAAGTAATTACAGGTGATGTGTTTTGCACAAGTAAGTCACCTGACGCTATACTAACGTTACCCGATTGGTCAATACGCATTGCCTCAGTACGTGTTACTCCTACATCCCAGCGGTGTTGGTATGAATCATAACGTGCGCCAAATCCGCTTTCACCCCAGAACCTTGTATTTGTATCCCATGCAGGGGCACTTGTTACAACGCATCTGATAACACCAGATACATCTAAATTCCCATAGATATTCATATTACCACCTTGAGAAATGCTCAGTTGTTCAGCACCAGAGTTTACAACTCTTAGTCTACCTTGATAGTTATCTATGTATTGGTCGCCATAACCTTGTGATTGCCATACTACTTGTGGACTGTCTTGATTACTGCTATTAAGATAAATGTTACCTGTAGTATTAATATCACGTTTTACATCTAAAGAATTATTAGTAAAGACTGCTATGTCTGAATTAAGCGCACCACTTGTAGCTCCTTGTGCAATTCGCATTGCTAGGCCACCTGTATCTACACGAACAGAGAAAGCATTACTGCCATCTATCATGGTTAAACCACCACCATATGAACCACTTGTAATAAGTGACGCATTAGTTGCCCAACCCGTATTAGCAGGGTTGTAACCACTACCTGAAGTCTTTGTTACACCTGTTACATCTATACCACCTGTATCAATCCTAAGTCTTTCAACATTAGCTAAATTCCTAAATCTTACAGTGTTATCAAAATCTACATAACAAGCCGAACCGCTTTGTCCAATATCTAATGTATTATTTCCATCAGTATCAACTAAACGAATAGTCGGTGATGCGCTTTCAATATGTAGCTCATGGTTAGGACTTGTAGTTCCTATGCCTACGTTACCAGACGTATCAATGGTTAATTTATTTTGTGCGGCATAAGATGATTGCGAACCTGTAGGTGAATAACCAATATTAAACCCAGTTTGATTATAGCCACTACCAACAAACCATTCTCTATTACTTGCACCACTAGCGCTATTAGCATTGTCTCTAATTTTTATACCAGCGCCACGTCCTTCATATCCATGTATATCAAGTATTGCGGTTGTTGAAGGAGAACCACCAGCATCGGGAGTGCTAATTTTCATAAAATCGGCTTGAGCTGTACCTGTTACATCTATACCAGTAGATGTTGTTTCAAGTTTCTTGACGTTATCATAGAATACTTGAACACCCGCATTAGGTTGTGCATATAGCATATTTTCACTGCCATTAGCATATAAATGTATTGCTGAGTTCGTGTCTAAGAAAAGCGCACCTGTTCCAACATCTCTTATCCAATTGTGTGTACCATCGTGATAGATTTGTAAGTCTGAGCTAGTACCAAACTTAGCTTTAACACTGTCGTTAAACAGTATATCGCCTGTCATAGTGCCGCCAGCTTTAGGTAGCGCAGCATCAGCAGTAGTACCTTGTGCGGCAGTAGCATAATCAGATGAATCAAATGCTTTGACTTGTGCTAAGTTAGTAACCTCAGAATCCATTAAGGCTCCTGCGGCTGTTACGTTAGCAGTATCTGTTACATCAGCAGATGCTTCTATGCCATCGAGTTTAGTGCCATCAGCAGCTACGTCGCGGCCATCTACTGTGCCTGATAGGGTTAGATTTCCTGTAAAGTTTAAGTTACCTGTGCCTGTAATATCGTGGCTATTAAGACTTAAGTTGCCGCCAAGCTCGGGTGAAGTGTCGTCTACAACGTGTGCTATACCGCTAGTGCCGCCTGTTGCAGATATAGTACCATCAGCCGCTATAGTTACATTTGTACCAGCGGTTAGTGAAGCAACAACATTTGTTGTATCTGTTACATCAGCCGCTGTTTCTATTCCGTCTAATTTTGTGTGGTCAGCATCTGTAAATGCGTTTGTGTTGCTGTTGCTTTCGTATGCTGTTTTAATCTGTGCCGCTGTCTGGTCTGCTGTTGCACCTGGCTCTATACCGCTAAGTTTGCTTACATCAGCGTCAGCAAAATTGTTTGTGTTTGCATTACTCTCATACGCGGTTTTAATTTGTGCGGCTGTTTGGTCTGCTGTAGCTCCAGGTTCAATGCCGTCAAGCTTTGTGCCATCTACTGATACATTACGACCATCAACAGTACCTGTTAAAGTAATGTCTCCTGTATAATCTAAATTGCCTGTGCCTGTGATATTCCGATTATTTAAATCAAGATTTCCGCCAAGCTGAGGTGACAAATCCTGCACAAGTGCAGTAATACCAGCATTTTCATCTGTGCCATTTACCCATACATTTCCATTGTACTTTAATACCTGACCGCTTATGGCGTTATTGACTTGCACATCTGTAATGTTGTCTAATATGTGATTATGACCATTATCTACAACAGTAACTACAATATCTATATCGCCTGTTGTGTAATCTAACGTACCACTACCTGTTGCTTCTCCAGTAAGGTTTGTAGTTAAGTCTGTAGGTACGGGTACGGGTGAACCACCAGCACTATCTTCAGCTATTGGCATTTAACTCTCCATTACCATTTTACGCGGTCAGCCCAATAAGCTGCGCTTGATTTACCTTTTGCTATGTTCTTGCGATGTCTCGCTTTAAAACTAGCTCTCTTTTTCTTCATACGTTGGCTTTCACCAGACTTAGGCTTTCCTGCTGTACTAGCACCTTGCTGTCCAAAGCGTATTATCTTTTCTTTGCCATCATAACACGCTTTTACAACGTGCGACTTTGTTTTATGCCCAGGCGTACGTCTAGGCTTGTTGCACTTCATTTTAGCTTTTAGTATGGGTTTGCGGCTAATCATACAAATTACTTGATTGCGCGCCTAATACTCTACTAATTGTACGCATTGTATTTGTTTCACTAGGACTTAACAATCTATAATTTTCCTGCAATTTTAATGCATTAATAATTTCTTGCAATTGTTTAACTGCTTGTTTTTTTACACTTTTACTAACAATATCAGCACTTGTAAGTATAGCTATTGGGCCAGCTATACCACCTGTTGCAACACCACTTAATACGCCTAACCCACCAGCAACATTAAGATTGCCATCAGTAAGTGAAGTACCAGCAACTACTTCTTTTAATTTTTGCGTTGTTGATGGATACACCAAATCATCTGCAATATTTAATACATTCTTATTGCCTACAGAATTTTTACCTACACCACTTGAGCCACTTGCTACATTTCGTGCGGTATTTCTTATTTCTTGTATTGCATCTGCACCGCGCATATATTCAATATTACCCCTTATTGGGTTTCCTGCAATATCAGTTGCATTTGGATTTCCTATTACTTTTTCTGAATTAGCTATACGACTATAACGTGAATACTCTTGATTACCCAACAAATAAGCTGCGTGTGACTTTTTAGCATTGCCACCAACTTTATTTATAAGTGTGTCGTTTAAACTATCTATAATATCTAATATTGCTGTTGCTTGTGCTTTTTGGTCTTTCACTAGTCCTGGCAATCTAGCTTTTGCATCAGTTATTAATTTTTGTAATGAATTTGTTGTTTGTATACGCACACTTTTATTATTTATTAATTGTGGTTCTACATTAACTTTGTTTCTTAATGCATCTATAAATGCTTTAGTTTCACCAGTTGCATATTGTACATCTCTATTACTACTAGCATTTCTAATTGCATCATCAACAATGTTATCATCTAGTGGTGTATTATGTTTTGCTGCATCTTTATAATGTTTTTCACTTTGCTTTAATATATTTTCTGATGAAATTTTATCTTTTTTAATTTTTCTACGATTTGCGTTGCTAACTAATCCTTTACCCACACCGCTTATTAATTTAGCACTACCAGCGCCTAGCAATCCTGATAGCGCAGCGTTTCTTGCAACTAATTCAGCGTCTTTATCGTCAACAATATCACTTGCAACACTGTATGCTACAGAATCACCTGCAACTCCTTTTGCATTTAATGATGCTTTTTCTAATGCACGTTTTACTGCTTTTTCTGGTTGTCCTCGCAATGTTGCTCTTTTAGCTAATTGTGATGGTAATACTTTTAATGCATTAAGCTTTCCAAATCCTATTGCTGAACCACCAATATTTGCAGCCATAGCAGCTTTAGGTGCAGTTTCTTTAGTGTATTTATCTAATTCACGTAAACCTTGCCTTGCATCTTGATAGGTTACATTTGGACTTAGTGATTTAATACCAGCATATATTGGGTCGCTTAAATTAGCAGTTGCGCCTCTAAATGCTTGCTGTGTCAAACCTTTAGCCAATCTATTGCTACTATCTATAGAGTTTTGTGACTCTATTTCATCTACGGAAATTAAATTGCCATTTTTATCTATTATAAAATCAGTCATTTTAATTTCTACCTTTAAGTTCTGCCAATGCTTTTTCTAAGTCTTTTTCTACATAAGGATTACCATTTTCATCTCTCATACCAAATCTTGCTTTACCATTATCTAATATAATTTGATTTATCAATTTATATTCCTTTATAGCCTCTACAAGTTTCTTACCGCTTAAACCTCTGCTAATGTTTGTAAGTCCTTTTGCAACTGTTTGTGCTTCAAACTCAGTGATTTGACCAGCGCCTTTAAGTATTTCATAAGCTTTTGCGTATACTTGTCCGTCAAATTGGTCAAAGTATGATATTGCTGCAGTTATATCTTCTGCTACACCACGTTGGCCGCCTACTGCACTTGGTATAAAATAATCCAACGCTTTTGACGTACCTACTAATGTTTTACCTATTTTGCTATCACTTTCACCTCTAAATGGGCCTGACATTTTATTTAATATTTTAGGGTCAATATTTAATATATTATCTAATGTATTTAACTCTCTTGCTAAACCATCAGTTTGCTTCAGCAGTGATGCAATTATTTGTGGTGCGTCACTTCCGTATGTATCGTAATATTTCTTTGATGCGCGTGAATTTATATTAATTGTTTTGCCACCTGGTAATTGCATTGTTTCAAGCTGCCCAGGCTGGCCAGTATCAAACCAATATTTTTTAGTGCCGTCAAGTTGTTCTATCAATGCACTTTTTGGTGGTGCGCCAATTAAATTGTTAATATTTTCAATTTTTTTTCTTTCTTTATCTTCGCCTGACAAACTATCATCAATTTCATAATTACTTTCTATATTATTAAGTAATTGTGCGTTTGTTTTTTGTATTTCTGGGTCAAGGCTTACTACATCTGCTTCTGTAGGTAAATTGTTAGCTGCGTCAGGTGCAACTGTACTAGCTGTAAATGGTGCAAATCTTGGTGTTTTCATACCACCTGCAGCTGCATTTGCAGCGTAGTCTGCTTTTTTGTCTTCACTATCACGTACGCGTACAAAATTATTACCATCGTAATATCCATACATTAAACCAGTTTGGTAAGGGTTGTAATAACCTGCACTATCTTGTTTATCAATGCTTTGGTCATCTAGTAATTTTAATTGTTCTAGCAATGAATTTCTGCGGTCATTATATTGTTCATAATTATTTGCATTTTGGCTTTGTGCGTAATCCATAAATTGACCAAAATTATTATTGTTTACAGTAGGGTCGCCAAATCTATCTGCCATAATGCCACCTAATATGCCTAGTAAATATTTATTTTTGTTCATACTTGTTGGCTTGTATTCTTCTTGTATTAATCTTGTTAATCTATCTCTTTCAGTTTCTGGCCTTTCTACATTTGTATTTATTTGCCCTGCTGGATTACGATACATACCAGCATTCAAAAAACTACCACTTTCAGAGCCAGTACCAGAGCCAGTACCAGAGCCAGTACCAGAGCCAGTACCAGAGCCAGTACCAGAGCCAGTACCAGAGCCAGTACCAGAGCCAGTACTATCTCCTAATTTATCTTTATATAATGCCTCTTTAGCTTTTGCTTTTTCAATTGCTTGTCTCGCCAATTCTTTTTTTACATCTTCTGGTGTATTTTTTAAATGCTGATATGTAACATTACCAGCTTTACTTGTTATTACTTCATCAGGCGGTGCAGACATTACTTGTAAGGCTGTGCGACTTACTTTTTGTCCTAGTAAATCTTCGCCTGGATTTACGTCCTCGGGTGTTAATGTAGACTTTCTTTTTAAATCTAAAAACCCTGGTCTTGTATTTACAACTGTAGGTTCTGTCCTTTGGTTTGTTTGTCTGTTTTTTCTATTTGTTAGTATGTCAAGTATTCTTTGGTCTTGTGGTTCGCGTGTAATTCTTTTACCTCCAATTGCATATGGATTTTGCTCAATGTCTATTTTTTTGTTTACACGTCTAGCTACTGCTAAATTTTCTTCACGTTGTTTTTGTTCTTGTACTCTTTGTTTATTTCCAAGTGCATACTTTGCTCTACCTTTGTAGTAATCATTTCTCATCATGTCCTTGGCGCTAAACACTGGCTCGTTAGAGTTATTTGTTAAGTCTACATTTATTCTGCCTTGATTATTTGGGTCAAACAATGGGTTTGCTATAGCACCCTGATTGTTACTTGGTATTGTTTGTGCTTTGCTAAATCCTCTTGCGCGTTGCAAGTCATCTAAAGTAATATTTGCACCTGGTGTTTCAAAATTTCCCATTACAGGTAACAACTGATTTCTTACATTTGGGTCTTGTAAATTAATTTTACTTCCACGCTCTATACCAGTTTTGTCGTATATATTGTCTATATATGCATCTACAGGATTATTATCACCTTTAGGCGCAAATCTATTTACCATACCCTCAATTGTGTCTATATTATGCAATTTACTATAATTGTTTAATACTTTATCAGCTGCACGTATGCCACTAAATCTATTATCAAATTGTGCGTATCCCGAATCATCTTGCCCTGTTTGCCCTTGCCAATTATTACCTTTATTATATCGTATATTTAACAAATTATTATTTCTTTGCCCACGATACGGAAGTCCTGTATTTGGATTTATTAATATATTTGCTAACAGTGCATTTTGTTGTGGGTTTCTCATGTCATTCTCTTTTGTTTACAGTCTGTTGTAATTACCAAATCCAGTGTCAACTCTAGGTACTGATGGTGCTGATGGCTTACTAAATAATCCACCTAATATACCAGCACCTACACCGCCTGATGGCATACTAGCTAATCCTAACAGACCTTGCCCAATCATACCACCGATGCCGCTACCACCACTTGTTGTACGTGTGCTTGTACTGTCTTGTAAGTTTGGTGTTAATTGACCTAATTGTATCTGATAATCAGCGCGTCTATATCTATCGTTTATTCCTGCTAAATAATCATCATATGCTGCTTGCAATCTTTGCTGTTCAATTTCTCTATCCGCAGCACCTAATCCAGATTCAATTTGCATTGCTCTCATATCAGCGTCAGATAATTGACCAGCCATATTTGCCACTTGGTCTGCACTACGCGCTCTCATATCTGCACCTCGTAATCCAGCCGACTGATTATATTGGTCTGCCATAAGCTGTCTTTGTGCATCTGCTTGCACTCTACTTGCAGCATCTTCATAACCTTGTTGCCTTAGTTGTGCCGCAGTTTTTGCAGCTATTTCACCAAAATTACGTGTATTTTCAGCTTGCTGTATTGCTTGTCTAGAACCCCCAAATGCAGATGCTCTAGAGGCTTGTGCATCAATATTTTCAGCACTAGCCATTTCTCTGCGGTCTATATCACTTAATGCATTACTAATTACGTTTTCCATGTATGGGTTCATGTATCCGCTAATATCTGCATCAGTAAAGTTTTGTGATTGTATTTGGTCTGGCGTGTATTGTGCGCCTTGCTGTGCCATTGACAAGCCTTGCTCAACAAAACCGCGATTACTTACGTTGTTCCCTAAATAATTAGCTACAGCATCACGTTCACCTTGCGTTATATCTACAACACGTTCGCCTGTATAGGGTGCAAATTCTTGCCCTGTAAGCTCATTAACATTACGATTAGCGCTATCCAGCATTTGTCTTGAGTACGGGTCAAACGTAACATCTTTTTTATCTTCAACTTTTTTCTTGCCGCCCATTACAGCCTCCATATTAAGGTTTTGCCATGCTCAACAAAACCAAGTTTTTTTAATAATCTGTTCCAACCCTTGCGGTGGTCAAATGTCATAATAAAGTCACCGCCTAAGTCTTTTACGTGTTTTTTTGCGGCATCTACTAAAAGATAAAAATCTTTTAAATCGCCACCATATAGCCAAACATTTAATCCAACAGTTCCATCAGATTTGTTAGCTATTTGTGTTATTGCAGCGCTGTTATTAGCGGGCCAATATTGTGCCTCACTATTTGCAACAGCTTTTTTTACATCATCATACGTGTGTTTATGTCCTGAACGTGCTAAAGCGTTTACAATTTGTTCTTTATGGTTCTCTATATTTACAGAGCCGTCCATGTTAATACTCCAGAGTTATTAATACTTGCACTATAGCGTGTGCCGTTAGGACTTGTAAGTATTAATCTATTGTTTGCGTTTATATTTATATCTTCATTAATCTTACGTGTTTGCGTCATTTCATATGTAATATTGCGACGTGTTTCTGTTTCATTTATTGCATCGTAGGCTGGCATTGCATCAGGTAGCCTCATCGTTTGCTCCCTGGTTTAACTTCAATACGCGGTACACCAAGCCTCCAATTAGTTGACTCTGCGCCTATTGCCTTAACAAGCATCTGTCTGCCATGTACTCTTATTGGTACAGGTTGCCTAGTTGCTGTATATGGCCCAAAACTACGCTCTGTGCCGTTAGGATACATTTTGGTTTTAAATGTCATGCTCACATCGCCTTGTGCGCTTTCATCAGGGTATAAAAACGTAAGATTAGAGCTGTTTTCACCCGAACCTAATTCTACAGGGCCATGCTCAATAAAACTTACATCGCCATTGTGGTCATACCCAAACTCATGGTCATATATCTTACCAGTAGCATCTACAGCTATTGGATATGGTAACGGCGCTTTGTCTGTCGCACATAATCGCGATAAACTGCCTTTATTCCAATGCCCTTCTCTGTAGTCATAAACCACATATTTGTCATTTTCAGTGCTATCCGCACTAGGGTAAAACCACCAAACCTCACCAAATGATGCGTTATGCCAAGCAGTAACTTTACTAATTTGCGCTCTGTTAATATCTTTAAATACTGCATCATGTACGTCGCATTTTATAGGTTGGCTGTAACCTGTATAAACATAAAAGTTTTCATGTGACATCCAATATGCTGCGCCATCAGCCGTAGTTACAGCACCAGCAGATACTAAACCACCACCAGCATTATCTTGTGGAAATCCGTACACTAATGGCGGCCCTAAATATACAACGCGCCATACGTCTTTGTCTGTAAATATCAGGCTACCACCTTTTACATTAACAGCATTTAATATTGTACCAGCTGTTTGCAAGCTAAAGTTACCAGCTTGGTTGTTGGCTGCCGCTGTCCATTGATTTCTATCTTCTTGGTCTGACCAAGCAACATCTCTTGGCACTCCTGCTGCTCCAAGACACATTACAATACGTTCTGGTGTTACTAATACTGCTTTATTACTTATAGGTGCATTTGTTACTTGTGTAGCATCAACATTTACATCTACATTCCATTCGTATAATTTACCATCATCAGGCAATACACCTAGTAATATTTGACCAAAAGTGTCTAATGACCATACACTTGCTGGATTTATAGTATTAGTTACAGCAGGGTTACTAACCCCATACGGGCCGCGACCATATAAACCTGTGCCATAACCAGCACCTGTATCTGCATCTGCCCTGCCTGTAGTCAATCCAGAAGGCGTAATATCTGTTACAGCACCTCCTACAGTCATAGCGTACAAGTTACTGTTGGTACCTATAGCGGCAAATATTTGATTACTGTTATCACGCCAAGATATAACACGTCTTGCCTTGCCGCTTACAGTTGTAGTTGTTCTTTGCCTCCAACCGCCTATTGGCCCTAGTGCTCCAAATTGCCAGCGCACAAGGTTAGCATCAAAGTTACGGCCTTTTGACTGATACTCTGTGCCGTTGGTGTATACACCTGGTGGTATGTTTAATGGTACTAACATTAACTAAAACTCACTGTAACTGTATCTGAATTTATTACGTTGCCATCATCATCTGTTACTTGACATCTGTAAACAGCATTTCCACCTTGCAATGCGTAATTAAAACCAAATCTTGTAGTGTACTGCGTAGGGAGTTGTGGAAATAAATTTATGCTACTTACAGTGCCAGATATATAGAACCATTGATATGTAAATGGCGCTCTACCGCCTGTAACAGTTACCGCTGTATAGCCCGTGCCAGGACTACTTGTAACGCCTGTGTAACTACCTATAGATGAGTTATATGATGATGAGCCAGACAATGTTGTTTGCGTTAATGTTGCTTCAAATGCAGTAGAAACAACTTCCCATGCACTACCATTCCATCTTTTAACACCACTGTTAGGTTCTACCCACGCACTACCGTTGTAATACTTAGCTGTTACCTCTGCAAATGCAGTGCCGTTATACGTTTTTATTGCCATTATACTGTTGTATCAAACCAAATGTCATCTGTTAATGGACTGCTAGGTGCTGATGTGCCTACAGTTATTGTTCTGCCATTGCCACTAGCGTGTGTTACTTTGCTGTCTAATGCAGCTTGCAAACCGCTTGTTTTTGCTATTGTAAATGTACTGTCAGCTACAGTAGCAAGTGTTGTAGCTAACGAAAAATTACCTGTACCATCAAATGCTACACTTCCTGTTACAGCGCCTGTTAACGTTACTGTTCTAGCAGTAGACCATTTATCTGCTGATGTTGCATTGCCTGTCACAGCACCCGTTACGTTACCTGTTACGTTACCTGTAACATTGCCTGTTAAATTACCAGCAAATGTTGGCCCTGTTACTGTGCCTGTAAATGTAGGATTGGCTATTGGTGCTTTAGCATTAGCTAAGTTTTCATTAATTTTTACTTGTGCATCAATTGCTATTTGCGTAGCGTTTAAATCACCGCCCCATGTATCTTGTGCAGTACCTGGTGTATTATATGTCCAGCCATAGTTAGTTGTTGTAGGCATATTAATAGTATCCTGCTGTTGTGTTAATCATCTGTGGTTTTGTTCCTGACATTCTGCGTTTGTCTTGGTCATTTAATGCCTTTACAGCATCTTCAAATAATGCACTCCACACAGGCAATCTACTGTCATCATTCAAAAATGGTGCAGCGTGTAATAGTGTACCGTATAAATATATTTGTGGTGATTTACTTAGCAACCAATTTGTGTCTACATCATTTACTAAAGGCGTTACTTCAGCCAAATATCTCATAATGCCAATAGTAGCATCTGGTGGAAATGGATAAAATAATAATTTAGTGCCTTGTATAGAATAAAACCTAGGTATACCTGAGTCAGCGCCTATGCCATCTAATGAGTTATGCGGTACATACTGCAATGGATATTCAGAGTTTTTCATCTGTATATTACGCATTTCTAAAAAGTTTGTAGGAAGTGTTGTTTGGCCTACGTTTATAGTAAACTCAGTATATTCTTCCATTTCAGATACATTAACTTTGCGGTTAACGCTTTCTTCGTTCATTTTAATAAAATTAGGTATTTGTGCAGTCAAATCATCACGATTTAACGTGTCATTTATAACTGTTTTTAACTCGCCTAGATTTGCAAATGCCATAACTACACCTTAAACTGCGCCACTCGCAATGCTTGAAATTCATTACTATTTAATTTTTCTACAACACGAGGCCAATGGTCTTGATTAAATACATCAATGCCTTCTGTTGCTTTCCAATGCTGTATAAGCCCTAATGGTATTGTGCCAACCTTTACCAAGTCAGCCTTGCCCAATGTACCTTTAGCATCATATTGTTGTCTTTTATTATCATCTAATATTTTAGTGACATCTTGTTCTGTTTTTACATACATTTCATCTGTTGCACTATCTACTGCCAGGCTGTGTTTCATGCCTGTTGCTGCATCATATGAAAATGGTTTAAAACTACTCATGTTAATCCCTTGCTACAACTAAATCGTTTTCTTCTAGTAATTTAGCTTGCGCTGCATTTGTTTTAAATATGTCGCCTTTTTTGTAACATATTTCACTGCCATCAGCATTATTTTTACCTGTTCTAATGCAAGCTATACCGCCTTTTTTAGTAACTATGCATTCAATACCATCATCTTTTTGTATTTTAGCTTTAATCTTTGGTGCTTTTGCTTTTGGCATATTTATCTCCTAATTGTAGGGGCTGGCAAATGCCAACCCCCATTCGTTACCTAATATTAGGTTAAGTCTGCGGCTACGCCTAGACCTTTTTCGTTTTTAACGATTAGTGTCATATCACCAAGGATTTGACCTTTTTCGTTGTCACCAGTTTTGGATAGTTCTTCATAACGTGGTGAACGTAATGTACCTAATGTACACATGGATGGGTCTACAAATAGAGCATCGCGTGTTAAACCATACTGTACTGGTATTATAGTTAGTTTGCCGTGGTTAGACAGATAAACGTCTGCACCGCCAACAACTACGCCTTCATCCATTCCGTTGATTTCATAACGGTTAGCTGCAAGTCCAGCAAATCCAGCAAATATTGCTTTATGAGCAGCACTCATATAAATTTGTGAGAATGTAGCGCCATTGTTAAATCCAGATTGAATTACGGAATCCATAATAGTTTTGGTAAAAGTACGCTGTGTACCATTTGTAGCAGCAGCACAATCTGTTCCGCTATATCCACCATTAGCACCATTTGTACCACGCGATACGTTTGAAGTTGCCCAGGCTAATGCACCAGCAGCTTTACGACCAGTTGAACCTGATTCTTCAGATGAAGCAAAGTTACCAATAAAACGTGCTTCAAAGTCACGCTTTAGCTCAATACCTTTGATAAGCTTTTGTCTAGCCATTTCTGACGCTACACCAGCCGAGTCAACAGCTTCTTGTATGCCAGCTACAACTACCGCACGCTTTTTAGTTTGTACGCGGTTAGCAACACGTGTTCTTGTGTTAGCTTCGAATGATGTAGTATCATCACCATCAACTTGTGCTGAAGCAGCATCTGGAGTTGCTAGTGTTTCTGTTTGCCACTCATGACGTGTAGCAGTAACTTTAACGCCGCCGCCTTTAATGTTTGAGCAGAATGGTGTTTTCTCAGGAGCAACGCGCTCGATGAGGTTTGAGAGGTCTTCTCTGTTGCCAGCAACACCTGCTGGTACGATTGTGTTTGTTGGTGCAGCCATCTTAATATCTCCTGTTGATAGCTAACTCGATAACAATAACGCTACAGCATCATCTAATGAATTAGACTTGTTGAAGCGCTTTGCAGCACGAGCTTTTCTTAATGAATTTGCATTGCCTGCTGATTTGCCTTTTGACTTAATTGTCTTAGGCGCAGGTTTTGCGCTAGTTTTTGAAAGTTTCTTTTGACTATTGCGGTACTTAATACCATCATAAGCTAAAGCTAACATTCCTGGTTTTGCAAACCTAAGTTCTTCTGGTGTCGCGCCTAAATCCAACAATGTTTTAGTCAATGTTTGTTGTATTTCTGGCCCTTTAACAGCATCCAGTAAATCTGGAAATTGTTTAGGTACATTTGCAAAGTTTTCTTGCAATATCTGTTGTTCATATTCTTGTTGTGCATTAACCGCAGATTCTTTATGAACCTCTAAGGCTTGCGACTCAGCTTCAAACAACGCTTTGTTTTGCAAGTATTCTGATGGGTCTCTTTGCGACATAGCTACCCAATCAATGTTATTCCAACGCTCATCAAACAGTCTGTCTAATGTTGCTGTTTCAGTTTGCACTGACTCAATAACATTATGTAGTTGTTCCATACGTTGCATTGACTGTTTAGTTACTTCAGCCGCAGCTTGTTGCGCTCTAGTTGTTTCAGCTTGTGACCGCTTAACTTCGTCTGCAATAACAGATTGTGCTTCAGCAGGCAGTGATGAAAAAACATCTTTTGCGCCATCAGTCCAGAATTGGGGTGCGTCGATTGACGGAACATCTTCTTCCGCTTCAACTTCCTCAACTTCTTCATCTTCAAGGTTGACCTCGCTATCGTCAGGCTCCTCGTCGTCGTCGATGGTTTCTGGTTCACCATCTAGTTCAGTATCTTCTGTTTCTACTTCCTCTACAGCATTTGTAGTTTCTGCTTCTTCAGGCTTTGGCGGCTCTAACTGTGTTAGCTCGCTTACGGCTTGGTCGATACTTAAGGGGGCTTCATTACTCATTTCTTAGACTCCTTCTTGGTTAATCTTATGAGTGTCAATGTAGTTGTTTAGTTTACGTGGAATCTCACGGCACACATTGATAAGTGCTATAAGTTCACGTCGTTTATCTTCGTCTTTTGCTCCTGTTTGCAAAAGCGTTTCATATGCTATTTCTTCCATGTTTTTTAGTGCTGTAGTTGTCAGCTTTAATTCACGTTTAGCCTGTGTAGCGTTCGTGCTTGCTTCTGCGCTACTTATTGTTGTCATGTTATAAGGCTACCACCAGGTCTAAATGATGATACTTCTTGTTTATACTGCATTTCCATTTCACGCATCTGCACAGCCAATGCTGTTTCTCTGTCAATTTTTTCACGTTGCAATGCATCGTTTGCAGCCATTTTTTCACGCTCAATTTGCATTCTGCTATCTATTTCGTACTTTTTAAGTTCCATTTCTTGCTGTTTAGCTTGTGCTTCCATTTGCATTTTTATTTGTTCGCTGTTATCTTGCGGCTCTTGGCCTTGCTCACCCATGCCAGGCTGTGGTGCAGGGAAAAACATTTCAGGTGCTTTTATACCAGCTTTTGTAGCATATCGTATTAATGCAGCGTGTATTGACTCAGGTGTTGCAAGCGAACCTTGCGGCGCACCGCCTTGCTGACTAACAATTGCAGCTTGCAGATTTATAACTTCTTTAGCTAATAATGCTTCTTGTTGCTTACCACCAGCACCAACGCCAATTTCTATAGTCATATCGTGTCGCCTACCCCATTTTGTAGGGTCTACTTGTGTCCACTTACCTCTAAGACGGACATAATCAGCTTCCGTTGCATAATCTTTAATAAGACAATGTATACCTAACATCATATCTTTAATACCGCCTTCAGCAAAGATACGTGCCATTAGTCTTGTACGTTTTTTACCTTCAGAAAGCATTGTAAGCGCTCCTGAGGCCGTTTCGTGCAATGTGTCAGCCTTTATACCCGTTTCACCGCGCATGATGCCTGTACGGCGCTCTGCCATGACATTTGCTGTTTCTAGACCTGACATATAGTCAAAACCACTGCCAGCCAGTCTAACTGGTCTTACGGCACCGCCATTGCGTGACCTTATTGGTGCGCCAGGCGTATTGTTGAGCAAATCAGATATAGTGTTTTCATTCGCACCATCTTCTGACACTTCCATGCGTTGATTGAGGCTAAATGACAGTTCATCTAGCATATGTCGTTGTATGCCTGTTTTTACACGCTGCACTTCAATTAATTTATCGGCTAAAGACAATCCATAAAATTTATGGGGCATTGGGTATGGACATATACTAGAGTATTGTATATAGTCCGCATCTTCTATTTCCAATATTACAGACGCATCGTCATTAGTTATAAGTCGTTTTATTTGGCCTTCAACACGTATATAATGCTCTAAAACAGTAACTTGCTCCATTACACCTATAGAATTGTTAAATAAATCATCTTCAGTGTCTAAACTACGTGCATCAGTAACGGTTTCATTGTCACCAACATCTACATTAGTTAAATTTGCTACTTTGTCAGGGTCATAACCCTTTTCTAATAAATCCTGTTTACGTGTTTGTATTTGCGCTACGCAATATGTTGCATCTCGCAATTTTACAGTATCTTTTGCTACTGCAAATCGTTCAGCAGGTACTGTTTCTATTTTTACGCGGCCTTTTGTAGTAGTTTTAGTAAACTCAGCGCCTGTTATAGTTATTTGACCATCTTCACGTTCTTCTGTTTCACCAGCAGTTAATTCATAACCGTTTTCCAGCATTGACATATAGCCAAAGCCATCAATCTGTTCGTATGTTTGTTTATCGTCGTAGCTATCTTCTTCCCAATACCAACGAAATATACCTGTTTTAAGCAATAATGCTTCTTTTATGCCGTCATATAGCACCTGGAACCCATTGTTTTGTTCAAAAAACACATGATTAATATAATCTGTTTCTTGTTGGGCAGCTTCTTCATCTTCTATACCTACAGGTTGAAATACAGCTACATCTTCACCTGACAATATTTCTACAAGGTCAGGCAGTATAGATTCAACATTATCAGCAATATCTGTACTTACAGTTTTACTGCGCTGTCCAAATACAGATACATCAAACACATCGCCATTGTAGTAACGTAATGCTATTTCACGACTGTTTGTTAGGTCACTATCATGTGACATACCAATAGATTGTTCAAACTCAGCACGTACCATAGATAACACATCATCATCACCCGTATCATCTACGCCGTCAGCAGTGTTGTTTTCATCATCGTCAAATATGTCTGCGTTGTATTCTTGCATTATATTGCACTTCCGTAATTAGGCATTATCAGTGGTTTTGCTTTACGTCTAACAAATCTATCTGACATTATTGCCATTAATCCAAAACTATCAGCGTCATGTGATGACCAATCGTGATTAGGGCCAAGTCCTATGTCACGTCCATCAGCAGGGCGCTTTTCGTGATACCAACCAAGTGATACTCGGCCAGCCTGTGTTTTTTCTCTAACAAACTTACATTTAGGTAATATGCGTCTTACAGCTTCAACACGTTGCATTGCTGCGCCTTTACCTTGGTTTGTCAATGGTTTTAGCACCTCAAACCCGCCATCTCTCCAATGGTCTTCTATTCTTTTGCCTGTCCAACTATTTTCGTTAACACCATCATGCGGTAGCTGCATTATAGCGTGTGGCCATCGTCTACGCATTTCATTAATGTGATAACTAAGCACTTGGCCTTGTGCTATGTAATGGTCTAATATGTGTATCCAATCACCTACAAATTGTGCTAACCAAATAGTATAACTATCAGCTTTAGCACCAGAACCACCAATATCGTGAAAGCCGTACACAGGCAGTGCAGGGTCAATAGGTAGACTATCAACAATCCGTTTATCACGTTCAGCTTGCGCTAATAGTTTAGAGAAATATGCGCCTTCATGCACACTGGCATAATCGCCTTCCCATATCCACTCATAGCTATCGGGTCGTTTTTCTTGGTCTTCTATGCGTTGA